TTATTAGTTTCTGTTGATGAAACCTGTGTTTGTTCTCTGTTAGAATTAGATTCTCTGTTAGAATTAGATTCTCTGTTAGAATTAGATTCTCTGTTAGATTCTCTGTTAGAATTAGATTCTCTGTTAGAATTAGATTCTCTGTTAGAATTAGATTCTCTGTTAGAATTAGATTCTCTGTTAGAATTAGATTCTCTGTCTCTTTTAGAGTATCTATTATTTCTTTCAACTTTTTTAGTATTATTGGAATTTCTTTTAAATTCAGTTAATTTCAACGATTTCAACTGAGATGGTAATATATTTGTTACTTTTTTTATTTTTTGTATTAATTTTTTTATTTCATAAAATCTTAATTGTTTTTTAGCATCCTTTTTCAGTTTTAATTTTATCTCTAAATCATGTTTTTCTTTCATTAATTCATCTATTAATTTATTTAATTCTTTTTCACATTCATGAGCGTTTTTTATTTCTTTATATAACATTTTTATTATTGCTATAATAACATCTTTTTCCTTATTTTCATTAAGAATTGTAACTATTTCATCATCTGTATATTTAGATTTTAATTCAAGCCATTTTGATCTAACTAATGTATGATTCCATTTTGGTATAATACTTTTAAATACTTGGCGAATATCTTCTAAATTTAATTTACACCTTGACATTAATATATTATTATATTTTATTTACAAAAAAAAACGGCTTATTTTGTTTTCCAACTAATTTACCAACATGATCACCTGGTTCACCATCGTCCATTCGTTCATATATATCTTTATATTCATCATCTGTTATTAAATATAATTTTAATTTACGACTTTTACAATTTGGAGGCTTTAACTTCTTCTCAATAAATTCTACTTCTTCAACTTCTAATGCATCTTCAGATTCAACTTCTACTTTATTGTCATCTGTATCTTCTTCAACTTCATCTTCTGCTTCAACTTCAACTTCTACTTCAACTTCTTCAACTTCATCTTCATCTTCAGCCTCTTCAATTTCAACTTCATCAGCTTCTGCTTCAACTTCATCAGCTTCTACTTCAACTTCATCAGCTTCAACCACTTCTGCTTCAACTTCAACCACTTCTACTTCTACTTCATCAGCTTCTACTTCTTCTTCAACTTCATCAGCTTCTACTTCTTCTGCTTCTTCAGATTCAGCTACAACTTCTTCAACTTCAACAACTTCTACTTCTTCAACTTCTAATTCAACTTCATCAGATTCTACTTCAACTACCGAATTATGAACTTTCATTTCTAATTTTAAATTTGATTTATTTGTTAATTTATTAATTTTTCTTTCCAATAATTTTATAAAATTATCTTTTTCAAAAATCTGATGGTGTAAGTTTTTAACAACTGAAACTTTACCATAACTTTCGTATTCTTGATTTAATTTATATATAGTTGACTCTAATTTATCTATTTTTGCGTATAAAGATATATTTTCATTTTTAATTCGTTTATGTTCATCCATAAATATAGTAAATTTAGAATTAATACTATTAAACTCTTCTATAAAATAATCCATTTAATAAATATAATTATTTGTCCTTAAATAATGTTCAATTTTTAACTATTACTTGTCCATCTTTAATTTCAGAACATTTATAATCGCCATTTTCATAGCCTAAATCACAGGCAGCCTTCTCTATTTTTCCAGTTTCAGCATTAAGATAATAATCTTTTACAAAATAATAGAATAATACACCCCATATAATACCAAATATTAAGTTAAAAATAATGTCCTTTGATTTTTCACATTTAATAGATATACGTGACCATATTGTTAGAAATAACATTACAAGCAATGTTATAAAAGGCATTGAATCAAGATTACCTTTATAATACATATCGGAAAAATAAAACGATGAAACAAAAGACATTATTTCAGTATGAGAGTTTGGTAAAAATCCCAGCTCTGAGTCATCATCTGATTTATCAAATATAGCACAATTATCATTAGGTGTATATTTCGTGTATTTTTTATACAAATATCCTATAAGGTCGTTTAAAATTAAACCAATTAATAATATAGCACTTCTTATATCTTTGTAAATAGCACTTGAAAAATATGCAAAGAAATATACCCCAAGTGGTAAAAATCTTATAAGTGTATGTATTAAACCTATAAAATAATCAAGCATTTTAGCAAAATCCATTACTATATATATTTATTTTTTTTTTCTAATTAATTATTAATGATTAATTTAATACTAACTATAATTATTCTTGTACTTGTACTATATATGGTTATAATAAAAGAAACATTTGTACATTTAGATCCCACAAAATGTAATTATTTACCATGGGGTCCTGATCTTAAAAGTTGTGTAGAATATTGTAAAAATCCCTCTAAAGATATAAAACAATTTTATACAAATTGTACCACAGAAAAATGTATTGATTTATGCAATGGTTGTGGAACGAATGATAACACTTACAATGACGATATAGATAGATGTCAATGGATTAATCCATATGTAAAAGATGTAAATTCAGTAAATACTAACTTTAATCAAGAAATACAATTGACAGAAGTAACCAGCGAAAATAAATCTATATATTTTACAACATATAATCCAAACGAAGTTAATATAGAATGGGAAGATGAAAATAGATCTAACAATTATATGATACATTATGTAGAAGAAAAACAAATGAATAATAATGTGAGAATTATATACACAGATTTAAATTTCTTTAAGTTTAGTAAAAGTGACACTAATACCGATTATCCTATTTTAAATCCTAACTCAAAATATGTGTTTAAAGTATATGGCTTAAATACTGATAAACCAAATACAGAATCTAATATATTAACAATACACACCTAAATAAATAAAACATATATATTTTATGATTAAACTAAATATACATTCAATACAACTACCAAATCAGCCACCTGAAATATATTATGGTAACAAAGAATATAAGATAAGTCTCGATTACCCTGATAATTATTTTAATTTATCTAAAATATTAGAAAAAAAGGCATCTCAATTGTTGTTTAGACTAAATGAAGGAGATGGAAAAGCAATTTATTTTATAGGGGTTGAAGATAATGGTATCTCTAAAGGAATACATATAAATAAATTATTTATAAGTTTATATCATTTATTAAAAATGAGTGAAATTATAGGCTCTATGATTTCAAAAATAAATATTTATAAAGGTAATACAGGTTTTATAGCTACAATACGATTATTTACACAACTAAATAATAATTATCTATTATATATTTAATGTATCCTTTTAAAACAACTACTTTAACTAATGGTTTAAAATTTATTAAATTACCAAGTACTGAAACTAATATAGTTATTATTCAGATCTTTATGAAATTAGGTCATGACCTTGAAACTGAACCTATATTAGAATGTGGACATTTTATAGAGCATCTTTTTTCCATGTTCACTTCCTCAAAATATCCTGATGGTAAAATAAATCGCGAAAACCTGTCATTTAAAAATATTGACCTTGATGCAGAAATAGTAAATAAAAATATTAAATTTGTACTAGAATTTCATAAAAAACATAGTGAATATGTCATAGATTTATTAGTAAATGCTTTATTGGATTTTAAAATTGATAGTCGTATGTTTAAACAGGAAAAGAATGCCGTTATTGAAGAGCTCAATGAAATAATTAAAGACACAGATTACAATTTTAATAAAAAAATAAATAGCATTATCTTTAAAGGACATCAACGCGCATATTCAGAAGAAGACAGATTGGAAAATACAAAGAAAATAACCGAAAAAGATGTCGATAAATATTATAAAACGTATTTTTCAAGCAAAAATTTTATAATTGGTGTCTTTGGAAATCTTGAAACTAAATATTATAATAGTTTAAAATCACAATTATCTAAAATGAAAAATAAAAAAGAGTTTCGCTATAAACCATACACTATTAATCTTAAAGAACCTATTATTTATTATAAAAAAAAAACAAATATATCTAATTTACATATATATTTCAACTTAGATTACATATTATATGATGATAAATACTATAATTTAAGAGCATTAAACCAGATTTTATCGGGAGATTTAAATGCATTATTATTAAAAAAACTTAGAAATGAATATGGGTTAGTTTATTTCTGTTCAACTGATTACGACCTAGATTGTTGTGATAAAGGATTAAGCATGTTTGAAATTAGCACTTTATGTAATACCAAAAATCTATTAAAAGTAATAAAGTATATTTTTGAAATACTAGTTGAAGTTAAAAACACATATATTAATGCAAAATATATTAATGCTTATAAAGATGATATAGATTTAATTAAATCAAAGGACTTATACTCTAAGCAACCATTAGAACAACTAACATTATATTCAAAATATTATTTATGGAATCACAAAATTAAATCTTTTAATGATGAATTCAAATACCTTAAAGACATTTCTAAAGAAGGATTAAAACAAATAGCTAATACTATTTTCCAGAAAAAAAATATAATAGTTTGTTATGATGGTGGTAAACAAATGAATAAATCTATAGAAGAATTAATAAATAACTTTTAGGAGAAAATAAAATTGATTTATTGTCTCCTTTTATAATGAAATCACATATTACATATCATCATGATTTCTAAGACTATTCTTACATTTTGCTTTATTACACTAATGAACTTTAGTGGAGAAGCTAATGGGTGTTGTTTTACTATGCCACCAAAAGTTGTTAAAGTTAGTAAATGGGCATTTTCTCTACCAAATATACAATCATCATCATATATTCATGAATCCAATCTATGTCCTAGTNCGNTNTNCNNATCTGAATCACAACACAGTCATATAGTAACAAGCATGAGTACTCCTAAAATAATTGATTTAAGCATTTATGGGTATAGTGTGTGTTGTGAAAAAAAAGTAACTCATATTAAACTAAATGAAAAAAATGAAACGTTATACTTTTAAGAAACTTTTTATGTGTACAATGTATCTTTCTTATATTCATATTCATTATTATTACAAATTTCTTTCAATTCATCTATAGAATCTAGTATATTATCTGTTTTTATATTTCCAAAAAAATATTGTTGCAACATAGCAGTAGTCAATTTCAATCCTTTAACTAATTTATAAAAATCTGCAAATTTCTTTTTTTGACTAGGAAGAAATTTTTCAAACATAGTTTTTATTTGTCCTTTTGTAGAATATTTAAATTCTATATCTAAATCAATTCTTCCAGGCCGTGTTAATGCCTTATCTAAAACCATTTTACAATTAGTAGTCATAAATATAATTTGATTGTCTACATGTGAAATACCATCTAATGAATTCAACAAACCACTAAATGAAATGCCAGACTTATTTTCATCATTCTTCTTCCTTGCTTCAAACAAAACATCAATATCTTCAAGCACTAATAATGTATTTTCAGGTATTCTCCGTATAGCACGCATAAAATCTACATCATTCATATCACGTACAAAATGAAGTAATGCCACATCCATTTTTAGCTCAGATGCTAAACTAAAAATTAAGGAACTTTTTCCCGTACCTGGATGACCGTGAAACAGCATATTATATTTATAAGGAATTCCAAGATCATTGTACGTTTTTTTAGTTTCATCTGACATAAAATCCTTGATTTTATCGTATATTTTAGTTTCAGACCCCCCTAAATAAATAGTAGACAAGTCTCTATTAGGACGTTTTTCAATTGTTTCCCAATAATCATCCCATATATATATTGTTGTTTTATCCACTTCCTTATTTTTATCTAAAATAAATTTAATATAATAAGTAGAAGCATCATCAAAAAACTCATCCAATATATTTAATTTAGTTTTATCAATATACACATAATTTCTAACATGAATTTTAGTATCTTCATTTAATCCAAGAGGTCCACCTATGTTTTTTACTAAAATATAAATAGATGTATCTTTATACTTTAATGTGTGATATCCATCTCCTAATTTTTTAAACATTTTATTCTTTTTATCTTTCATCTTAAATTTACTACAATACAATATATTACCTTTTTGTTCATCTCGTAAATCTAAATTACTATCTAAATCCAAATGTTGAACTCCAAAATATTTAATACAATTTGATAAATGATCATTATCTTCTATTTCAATTTTTGTTAAAGCTGGATCATTTATAATATTCATTCTTACATATCTAAACCACAATCCTTTTAAATATGAATCAAAAAAACTTTAAAACTTCATTTGAAGTATCCAATGCACCTTCCATCCATGCTTGTCGTGAACTATATGAATCGCCACATATATACAAATTATTTTTAGTTGGCTTTAAAATTTTTTTCTTTAATTTATCACTATTTACACCGGGTTTCCAATAACAAGCACCATGATTCCAGTAATGGTTATATATATGTGTCGGGTCTTCTATTTTTAAACCTTGAAATATTAAATCCAATTGTCTCTTTAATTCTTTTTTTTGCATTGTGTTATTTTTATCATCATTATCAATTATCTTTTTCCATTTTTTAGAATAAGCACCATCAGTATATGATATCATAATCAATCCACTATTGTAATCAATAGGAATTATATATTGAATATTTTCATTTGTTACTATTTTAGGCATATCTTTAAACCAACACTTTTTATATACAGCATACATACGATATAATGGTTCACATTTTACACTATTAATTAATTCTGATAATCCTAATCTTTTTAAAGGTTTCATTTGCTTTAAATTTGATCCATCGCACGCTAATATTAAACTATTACACCTTTCAAGTTTATTTTTATCTTTTTCTTTAGTGAATTTACATTCAAATCCACCATTATTTTCAGTAAAATCATCTAATTTATATCCCAATTTAATTTTACCTCCTTTTTTAATAAAATCCTTTTTCATCTCTTCTATTAAAACAGATAAACCACCATTTAAAATATAAAAAGTATGACTATCATTCAAGTCTTTTTCAATTAGTTTTAAAGCATCATATGAATTTAATACAGCTAATTCACTATAATAAGGATAACTATGTTTTAAAAATTCTGTTGTTTTAGAATCATATATTGTTTTACATAATTCTAATAATGTAGTATATTGTAGAACCTTTTTACTTATTTTTTTTGATTTTTTGTATAAATCACGCAATAAATCATCAATATTATCAAAATAATTAGAACTAATTGGTTTTGTAAAAATAGTAGCCCAACCTTTAGACAATTGAAACATATTTTCTTCTAACCCATACTTTTTTAATAAACATATAAGTTGTTTATGATTTTTATTAAATCTTGCAGCTCCACATTCATATTGTATTTTCTTTTTACCTATTTTATGGTTCATAGTATATATTCTTCCACCAATATAAGTTGATTTTTCATAAATAACAACATCCTCATATTTATCAAGCAATTTAATACCTGCATTCAATCCACTTATTCCACCACCTACAATTATAATCATTAATATAGATTAATATAATTTATTTATAATTATTCATAAATTGTTGGTAAATTGGGTGTAAAAGGTTTTATAATAGTTACGTTGTATTTTAATGGTTCATTGTATTTTTTGAATTTATTATATTTTTCTTTTTTATTAATTATATTATTTAAGTTAACATTATTGACATTTGGATTCACAAAAGAAAAATAATTACCCATTAATTATAGTTAATAATTTTTTTTTTATTAATAACCTAAAGAAATATATATAAATATATTTATATTTATTATGTCTCTTATTGTATGTGAAAATGATTTAGAAAAGTTCGAATCTCTTATTACTAAAAACGAAGTTTGTCCTGATTTAATTGTATGCTATTTTACGGCTTCATGGTGTGGGCCATGCAAACAAATATCTCCAATTGTGAGTAATATAGCCGAAAATAATGAACATATAAGGGTAATAAAAATAGATGTAGATGAATGTGATGAAGTTTCGGAATTTTGTAAAATAGATTGTATGCCTACATTTAAATTTTATAAAAATAATTCGATTGAACCTGTACACAGTTTTTCTGGTGCTGATCAAAATGAATTAATTAATACTATTGAGTTATTATTAAAAACTCATAATCAGGATAATAAAGATCAATATGATACATTAAATAATGATATTGAACATTTTTAATAAATTATTTAAAAAAAATATAATAAATAATTAATATGGGCGAATTAATCGAAACTTTAAAATTAGAAATTGAATCTTTAAAAACAGAAAATAAAACTTTAATTGAAAAAAATAAAATCATTTATAACAGAACTAAAAATCTTAAAAGAAGTAATTTAAGATTAAGAAATTTATTAGAAAAAATAAGACAAAAAAATAGACTTAGCGAAATTAACAAACTTAACCAACTTAGCGACCTTAACATACTTAGTGAACTTAGTGAACTGAACACTAATGATTGGGATATTATTTGCGAAAATGAAAAAGAATAAGTTACAACTTAGATGATATTAATTTACTTATATTATATGCTAAGAAAGACGCTATTCCACCATAAATAGATACTCCTCCACCTGAAATATACCATTTTTCTTTTGTATATTTAGATTTTACTACACCAAGTATAAATAAAGCTAATATTACTGAAATATAAGTATTAATATATTTAGTTTTATAATTTATTTTCATAGATATAAAATAAAATAATAATGGTATTGTACCAAAGCACACAAAAGATATAAACATTACAGCAGCATTTTTTTCGGGTATAACATTATCTTTAGATTTTGTATATTCTTGTTCAGCCTTTACACTAATAAATTCACCAGTTCCCATTGAAATCGCGTCTGATATCAAAACCGCTAATCCTAGAATAAAAATATATTTATAATTTAATTTACTACCTTCTATTCCTGATATTATATTAAACACCGTTATAATTCCATCAGTACCTCCCATCATAAGGGTTCTTAATAAAATATGTTTAATCATTATAAATATTAATTATTTTATTATTTTCTTAATTGATGTAAATGTTCTTAATGTTAAATAATAAAACCAAATATAGTTAAGTGTTATAAATGGTAAAACTAACAATATATAATGATAACAATCGCTATTATACATTAAGAATCCTAAATGTGTCATATTAATTATTCGGAATACTAGGAAAGTAATCCATAACAACTGTGTATGTAAATCAATATTAGTGAAATAATAATTATTTATAGCAAACCATCTTGTATTTAAAAAAATAGTACTACCTTCACTCATAATACCATATGCATAAAATACCGGATTTATATGAGAAATAAAAGAACCTATAAGAAAGCATATATGATGAACCATCATTTCCTTAATATCTTTTGTATCTATTAATTGTTCTATATATAAATATATATCTGTAGTGATATACACTACATTATATTTCACAACTTCATTAAAGCTAGTGTATGATATTAAATTTGCTAAAAATAATATAGATCCAACAGTTGATATTAAAGCGTTTACTAAACTAGAAATTCTACATGTAAGTTCAATATCATAATATTTATTTAATCCAAAAACAATTAAATTATTAAAGATTATATATAGTATCATTAAATAATATTTTTAATATAACCTTTATGTTATTTAAGTATTAAAAATAAAAATAAAAATTAATTAAATAATTTAGTTCTATAAAATTAATTTCTTATAGTATAATATAAAATGGTAAAAAATGCAAGTGGTAAACAAGGATTAAGATCTTTCACAGTTGTTGATGCAGGAAAACATGGGGGATGTAAAACTAAATTTAAAGGTGGATTATACAAATCGCGTAATCCAGCCGCCGCAGCTAAAAAAGCGTTTAAAGAATTATGCAGAGTTAAACGGATTCGCGGTGTATGTACTTTAGTTATAACTATAAAAGAGACTACAAAGAATAGTAATAAAAAAGCATTTTCCTACAGACTTCATAGACATAAATTAAAAGTCCCAAAAGTCATTAAAATCGGTAACACCGAAGTTGTTTATGAATATGAATCATCAGCAAAATCTGTTGAAGTTCCTATAGCATGCCGAAAACCTGGACAAACAAGAGGACGTAAAATGAAACGAACCGCAAAAAGAAAATTATACAAACCAAATAATGTGAAAAAATTATTAAATAAATTATCTAAAAAACTCAAAAATAAATAATGTATATTTTTAATGAATACTCATTTTCTAATTTACAATTTAATTGCTGGAGCAATTGTAATTTTAACATACCTCTATTATCTTCCCAAATTATCTTTAGATGATGCTTGGGGAAACATTAAAGGAACCGAACGAAATTTAACAATAATATATATGATTATAGCGGCATTAGCTTTCTCCTATATATTATATCATTATACTGTTAATAAAATAGAAAAACCATTGCTTTTATATACAAGTTTAGTTATATTCTTTATAGGTTCCATTTTATGGGCGCCTATATTATATAACTATTTTTCAAATAAAACCGAAATTAATTTAATACTCATGTATTTAACATTATGTATTACAACAATAGGTACACTATTATTATTTATATATATATTTAAAACAAAAAAAAATTATGGCGTTAAAATAGCAATTACATTATTCTTATTTCACATACTATTTTTAGATAATTTGAATTATGCTATAAAATTTATTGTGTAAGATGTTGTGAAACATGCTTGTTAATTTCAACAAAAGTCATATTGTGTGCACTTTTAAGTGGAATTCCAAAAATTTTAGAAAGTTCTTTGTTTGGAAGGAATTTTCGTTTATCTTCTTGAATTTGTAAGTTCTTTTCTTTAATATATGTTGAAACACTCTTCATAACTTCAGCTTTAGTTAATTTAGTTCCTTTATCGACTGAAAGGAACTTTTCAAGATCTTTACTCAAATTCATCTTAACTTGAGGGCGTTTCTTTTTAATACGATTAGATTTATCACTTTGTCTAACCATCTTATGCAATCCCTTTAATTCATCTTGTAATCCACGAGTAGCCTTACTCATTTCTGTGATTTGAGAAGAAAGAGACACAAAAGCAGTATCAATATTTTCAAGAAGCATCGTTTTATCAGTCATTTTATACCTAATCTTATAAGATAAACTTTAAGTAATTTAAATTAAAAAATTTATTTATTATTATCATTAATAATTATTTATACTAATGTTAATAAATCTCCAAAATTTTCATGAAGAAATTTAGAGAACCTACTTAATTTAGTATTATAATATATTAATACTTCTTTCATATATGGTTCTTGCGATTCAATAACTGATTCATTAAAATATGGTAATTTAACATCTATTTTAATATCATTTATTTCACAAAATTCTGTTACATGTACTGATTTTTGATAATCATTTAAAACACCGGGATTTAATTTTTCACTAGGTTCACTTGAAAAATTATGATTTATTCTTAAACTATCATTTTTTAAGTATAATCCACCATTAGGAATAATGCATGTATCTTGTAGTGAACCATCAGACCGTTTTACTAAATAAATTTTATTTTTTATATTAGTATAGTTAAATGATACTATTTTGTTTGTAATCATAAATTCTATATTAGTACATTGAAATAATAAATCATTTGATGAGTGATACATTACTACTCCGGCAGGAACATCATATTTATCTTGAATGCCATAGATATATTCCTCTTTAAAAGCTTCATCTCTATAATCATATAATATGTTGTCATACATATCTTTACCTATATAACGTGATGTAAATCCAACACATATTAATACTTCTTTTAGTTTATCAAGAACTGTTTCTCTACTGTTGAATATTATAATATCATTATCTCTATTCGCAATTACCTTACTTATATTTGATTCACCAACAATTACTTTATCGCCATTTTTCTCCAATTTAATTTGCCCTACTAAATTATCTGTGCTTACTATTAATGAAGAACTCATTTATATATTATAAATTAACACATGGTTTAAGTCAATTTTATTAATTTGTTTATAAAGATATAAAAAATATATAAAATTATATTAGATGAGTAATTTTAATACTACATTTAATATCAAAGATTACGTAGTTGATAGACGACGTATTGGTAAAGGTTCTTTTTCAACTATTTATAAATGTAGGGATAGTAAAACTGATAAAACATATGCATTAAAAGAAATTACTATTGATAAAAATAAAAATAAAGTTAGTATTAAAAGGGAATTTGAAATTATGCGCAAATTAAATCATGAAAATATAGTAAAAATTCATGATGTTATTATAGATACCCAACTCAATAACATATACTTTATTATGGACTATTATGAATATGGAGATTTATCTAATTTTTTAAAAAAACAACCCTTAAAAGAAAAATTTACACGAAAATACATGAAACAATTATCTAATGGTCTAAAATATTTACTAGATAACAATATACTTCATCGCGATTTGAAACCACAAAACATCTTATTATCCAAAAATTATGATGTAAAAATTACTGATTTTGGTTTCGCTACTTATTACACTAAAGATTCAATAATTAACACATTATGTGGTAGTCCTATGTATATGGCTCCAGAAATTATAACTAAAAATGGCTATGATTATAAGTCTGATTTGTGGTCGGTTGGAATTATATTATATGAGATGTTGCATGGCTATACACCCTTTAACGTTCAAAACTTTATAGAACTTATTAAGGAAATAAAGAAAAAGAATATATCTATAAAAGTTGATGTATCTGAAGAATGCACTGATTTAATTTATAGTTTATGTAAAACAAATCCTAATGAACGGATTGGGTGGAATGATTTTTTTGCTCATAAATGGTTTGATAACGATGAAATTATACATGATGAAAATACACTTTTTAATGTTAGTTTTAATAATAGTTTACCTAATATTA